CACCCGTATGTCAAGAACCTGACAAAAAATTTTATTGGAAAATCGACCTTACAGATGTCTGGAATACGGCATTTGCGAGGTCGATTTTCTCATTTAGTCATTCAAAAAGGTCTTTCACCTTGTAGATAATGTCGAGGCGATTATCAGGATACACCATCACTTTTTCAATCAGCAGATCGGTCAGTTCCGGTGTCAGTCCGGTAGATTCAGTAATTGCAGACCAAATCTCGCCTCGGCTGTTTTGACGTTCCTGTTCCTCCTGCTTCTGTTTCGCCTGGGTTGCTATGGCGGCAAAGGCATTGTTGGTGCGTGTAATTATCTCGTCATACGCAGCCTTTTCCGCTTTATAAGTATCCATATCTATCTCACCCATGACAAAGCGTTCAAACAGGTTTTGTTTGTCATTCTCCAGGGCTTCTATCTGTCGTTCATATTCTGAGCGTTCGGCAACATAATAACCGGTTTGTGCCTTGTCGTCTGTACTGCATGAAAGAATCAATTCCAGTTGCTTTTTCAGCGTTTGGAATACTGCCTGTTCCAATTCAGTGGCATTTACCCGTAGAGAATAACAACGGCTTGAAGGGTCTGCCTGTGAGTGACGGCACATGAAATACGGTGTCTTTTGCGCGATTCTGGAAAGCGCATGGTGACAGCAGCCACAGAATACTTTGCTTCTGAGCGGATAATCCCGCTGCTTTTTATTAGGTATGGAAAACCGCTGCTGGGTTATCTGAACCTTGTCAAAAAGATCTTTCTCAACAATGGCAGGATGGTGATCGGGTATGATGAACCATTTGTCTCGGTCTCTTTTGCGGCTTCTTGTACCGCCGACTTCGATAACAGCGCGTTTGCCGATAACATATGTCCCGGCATACCGTTCATCCTCCAGAATACGCAGGACGGTGGAATTGCTCCATATACCGCGACTTCGTGATACATCATGCGTATGGTTTCCTCTTGCGGCCTTGTATTCACCGGGAGTTGGTATTCCACGGTTATATAGTTCTTTTGTAATAGCAGTGGCATTTGTGCCGTCTGCAGCAAGCTGAAAAATCAACTGTACTACTTCTGCGGCTTCGGGATCGGGTTCCATTCTGCCGTCCGCACTTTTCCGGTAGCCATAAGGACAGATTTTGCTCTGATACTCGCCGCGCTGCATTTTAGCATACTTAGCACTTTTGGTTTTCATGGACATATCGCGGCTGTAGTATTCACTGATAAGATACTGAAAGGCAACATCCATACCGCCGGTATCGCCTTTGAGTTTGGCGCTGTCATAGTCATTTCCGAGAGAAATAAACCGTGTATGAAACAGAGGAAATACACGTTCAAGAAAATACGGAGTTTCAATGCTGTTACGCCCAAAGCGTGAAAAGTCTTTCACGATGATGCAGTCGATTTTGTTCTCGCGCACCATTTCAAGGAGTTTCTGTACCTGCGGACGTTCGAAATTCGTACCGGTAAATCCGTTGTCCACAAACTCAATTATTTCGGCATAATCGGCTTCCGGCATGGTTCTGACATAGGCGTTCAGTTCCAACCGTTGATTTTCAATACTCATGCTTTCGTATTTGTAGTCCTCAATAGACAGGCGGATATACAGCGCAATTATATATTTCTGCACAGGTTCAACACCTCCTCACAATTTTGGAATTCGCTCCGAAAGCGATAACGGACGGTGATCTGATTATCTCCGGTCACCTCCACACGGTCGATAAGACGTTCGATCAGAGCAGCAGTCAGTTCAGGGTTGCCACGGATGTTTGCTGCGTCCTGCTTTAACTCTTTGTACTGTGCGATCTGCTTTTCTATAGTGCTCAATCCGCTCTCAAGCTGTACGATTTCTTCGGATAACCGTTCTATCCCAGCTTCATATTTCTGCTTGTATGCGAAATACTCATCTGACGTAAGCACATTTCGGATATAATTCTCATACAGGCTTCGTACCAAACCACGCAATCGCTCCATTTCCTGTCTGCGGCTCGTGATCTTTCCCTGTATCTCTGTGCGTTCAGCACAGTACCCGGTATCTTCTGTTAATGAGAGTGAATACGTACCCAGGGTAGTATCCAGTTCTCGCTGAAGCATATTGGAAAGAATGTCCAGGAGTTCATCCTCACGAATGGATTGAATGTGGGTACAGGCGTGTTCTCCAACACGGCTGCGGGTAATACAGTGGTATCGGTATATGTCCGCAGATTTTTTACGGATATTCCGCTGACGGTGAAGATTACCGCCGCATTCAGCGCAGAAAATCTTTCCCTTCAGAATGTTTGGAGTGTAGGCGTTGATCTCCTTGCCTTTGTATTTATCGGCAGTGGTGTCCAGTACCTTCTGTACGCGGTCATACAAATCGTGGTCAATGATGGCTTCATGGGTATCCCGTACTATCGTCCACTCGTCTTTATCAGCTTTTACCTGTTGGTGGTCAATCATTTTTGAGACGCCCTGCACCAGATCCCCGGTATAGACAGGAGAACGGAGGATTTTTGCAACTGTGCGTGTTTGCCATTTACCTGTACCAATCAGGTAATCATTCACAATGATGCCCTGTGACTGTTTATGATGGCTGGGTGTGACATAGCCACACGCATTCAACCGAAGAACAATTGTGTTCAGTCCTGCTCCCTCTGATGCCCATTGAAATATTTTTTGTACTACCACAGCAGCATCAGGGTCAATAATTAACTGATGGCAGTCATCCGGTGCTTTCACATAGCCATAAGGAGTACGACCGCCTACATATTTTCCGTCTTTCATTGCCTGTCGTTGCTGTGCCTTAATTTTGCGGCTGATATCAAGTGCATAAGCTTCATTTATCATATTCCGCAAAGGAAGCAAGATGCCGGAATGAATATCTGGATCATTGCTGTCATAATTTTCTGTGACCGAGATAAAGCGGATATTGCGGAGTCGGAAATATTGTTCGATATAATAGCCGGTGTCGATGGAATTTCTGCCGAGCCGGGAAAGGTCTTTCACAATCACGCAGTTTATCTGACCGGCTTCAATATCGGAAAGCATCTGCTGAAAGGCTGGGCGGTGAAAGGTTCTGCCACTCACGCCGTTGTCGATATAGGTATCATAAACGCTGATCTCCGGGTTGCGTTCCAGATATGCACTGATAATCAACTGCTGTGTTTCAATCGACGCGGTGCGGGTATGCTTATCTTCCACAGAAAGACGGACATAAATAGCAGCATGGCAAGATGTATCTGCTTGCGGCAATACTGTCTGAGTGGCTTCTTTTCTGCTCTTTCGTGCCAATGCTTATCCCACCTTTCTGTATTCGATTTGTTCAGCCTGTGCGACGAGTTTCAATGCCTTGGCATACTCATCTTCGTAGGCGAATGTAATTTTCAGCTCCGTCTTGCTGAGAATATGGATGCTTTGAATCATGTGTACAACCGCCTTGCGGTCTAAGGTTTCAAGCGAGGAAAACTGCGTGAAATGGCTGATCCAGCGGTTTCTCTCGCTTTTGTTTTCCCGAATATCCTCCAGTTTTTCTTGCAGCGCACGGATACTTTCACGGATGTTTTCAGCCTGTTTGGTGTACTTTGCCTTATAGTCAGCATATTCCTCTTTGGTCAGCATCCCGCTTACAAGATTTTCATACAGGCGGCTTTTGAACTCCATTGCCTGCTCCAAACGCTGTTCGTTTGATTTGATGTGATCAGCATATTCCCGGATAAGTGCCTGATTGATGGTGCTTTGGTCGATACTTTTGAGCATGGTTTCCAGACAGGCTACATTGTCTATGTAGGATTTCAGGCTCAGTCGGACACATTCAATCAGTTCGCTTTCTTTGATCATCGTGGGACTGTCACAGCCTTTTTTCTTTCCGGTGGGACAATAATAATAGTGGTATTCCTTGCCGTTTGCACGGTTGGTTTTTCTGGTCATGCGAGAGCCGCAGCAGCCGCAGATCAAAATGCCGGAGAATAGATACACGGTATCCTCTTTCGGGGAAGTACGGGTGTCCAGGCGGCGGATACGCTGTACAAGATCAAAGTCCTGTTTACTGATAAGTGCTTCATGGGCGTCAGGTATCCGTATCCATTCGGATTCCGGACGTTGTTCTATCTGTTTGATTTTGTAATGCTGTGTTCCTTGCTTGCCCTGTACCAACACACCGGTATAGGTTTCATCCTGCAAAATGCGGATGATTGTAGTAGCCGACCATTTGCAGTCCTCTTTATCTGCGTAGCCATTCTTCGCATATGGAAGACCGCAATTTTTCTTGTATGCCAGCGGGGAGAGGATGCCGAGCCTATTCAGCTCATTTGCAATCCTTAATGCGCTGGAACCGTCCAGTCTCATACGAAAAATATCTTTCACTACACGGGAAGCATATGGATCGGGAACGAGCTTATTTTTGTTTTCTTCGGATTTCATATATCCGTACACCGTGAACGCTCCGACAAAATCACCGTTACGTCTTTTTATATCCAAGGAAGAACGGGTCTTGATGGAAATATCGCGGCAGTAGGCTTCATTCATAATGTTCTTAACCGAGACGGTCAGATCGTCGCCGCTGTTTTCGTGAGCCGTGTCGATGTTGTCGGTGATAGCGATAAACCGTACTCCGTAGGCAGGAAAGATGCGTCGCAGATACCGTCCGGTTTCGATATACTCACGTCCAAGGCGCGATAGGTCTTTGACGATCACACAGTTGATGTTCCCATCGGTTACATCCTGCATCATTTCCTTAAACGCTGGGCGATCAAAAATTATACCACTGTACCCGTCGTCAATCTTTTCTGAAACAATTTCAATGTCAGGGTTTCGTTCCACAAAGTTTTCGATGAGCTTGCGCTGGTTGGATACGCTGTCACTTTCGCTGGAACGGTCATCCGTGTAGGACAGGCGAATGTAAGCTGTTGCTTTGAATTTAGGCATGAAAAAGCACTCCTTTCGTAGCCGGATGCTCCCGTAACAAAAAGAGTGGTTATGCGGTTGTCAGTGTTTATCCTTTTCCGTCTTTATTATACCACTTGTCACAGGAGCAGTCGAGTTTGTCGCTCATCGTAAAATTCCTTTCAGACATTCTTCCAATGTGGTACCGTTTCCGGCAAAACTGGCGTTAATGACAAAGTTGCCACAGCGGAAACGGTAAGGATTTTTGATCTGGCGTACAAAGGCGACAATACGTTCTTCTTTCGGCAGTTCCTTGTCAACAGACACGTCACGAATGTCTACAAGAACATCGTGGCTGTTGTTTTCGGGGTATTTCAACTGATCCATGATAGTCTCCTTCCTTGTCATAAAAGTGTTCAAAATCACATGAATACGCTGACAGAGGGTTCCGTCAGCGCATGGTATCTGATTTTGAAAACAGCCGCGCCGAAAGGATTGGAGCCACATACATATAGGCAGAGTTCGGCACGGCTGTTTTGACTTTGTTTTACTTCGTTGTTCCCGTCATATTTGCCACGCACCCTGACGAGTGGGGATAATTCAAGCCGCCTTTGGTAAGGCTGTCATAACTCCACAGCACCGCTGCCTTTGCGAATGGGCTGGCGTATGCCGCAGGGCTTCCCCTCAAGTCCGTGGGAGAGCGTGAGCAAGTTTCATTATCCCCCGTG